ATTACAAATTCAGCTAAATGGCCAATGGATGCCAATAGCTTTAAATTCAGAAGTTCCAGACGAAAACACAATGATCAATTTAATGGACGTAGGTCTTGCAATTGATTACAATGGTGAGCCAATATATACAATTCAAGCTAATGGGGTATCTACAACAGCAACTAAATTTGCTGATGGCGGAAGCCCATCAACTCCAACTTATGGAATGGTCTTTGATTCTGGAAACGTAGACTGGGATGCAACCCCAGATATAAGCTTCATGGATATAGGCCTTGCAATTGATTATAATGGTCAGCCAGTATATACAGTTCAGGGTAACGGTGTTTCAACGTCGGCAAACAAATATGCCAATGGTGGATACCCAAGTACTTTAATGTATGAATTAACTTTTGATTCAGGCACTTTAGTATAAATAAATAATGGTATAATAATCTAATATAAAGTAACAAAGGGAGAAACAAATGTCAACAGTAAGAATTCAAGTTCGAAGAGGAACAGCAACAGACTGGTCTGGAGTAAATCCAATCCTCGCAGCAGGAGAGCTAGGCGTTGAAACAGACACTAGAAAAATTAAGGTTGGAGACGGATCCACCGCATGGAATTCCCTTTCTTACATCGCAGCAGATGTACCTGAAATTGGAGAAATTTCACAAGACGCAATCAATACAGCACTTTCAATGGGCGCAGGTTTAACAAAAACCTATAATGATGGCTCAAATACAATTACAATTAACGTAGACAGCAACGTCGTTGCTCTTAAATCATACGTAGATTCAGCAGTAAATGGACTTACAAATTCAACAGCCAGCACATACTTAGAGAATGCAGATCGTGGAGCAGCAAACGGAGTAGCATCTTTAGATGGCACTTCAAAAGTTCCACAGGCTCAATTGCCTTTATCAACACTTTCAACTAATATTGTAACTAGTGGAAATGTTCAGGCAGATAGCCTAACTTTGTCAGGAAATCTTTATGTTAATGGAACAACAGTAACACTAGACACTGCAACCTTCTCAACAGAAGATCCAATGATCCAGCTAGCTAAAGACAATGTTTCAAACATGGTAGACCTAGGATTTGTAGCTGCTCATAATGACGGAACAGCTAATCACACAGGACTTGTAAGAGATGCATCCGCTTCAAAGTGGAAGCTATTTAAGGGAGTAACTACACAGCCAGGTGCAACAGTAGATTTCACACAGGGAACATTTGATGACTTGCAGATGAGAAATCTTGAGGCAGCTAATGTAACTATGACAAACCTTGATGTTAGCGGTACAGTAACTATTCCAGCTAATACAATTACAAATACAATGATGGCAGACAACTCAGTAAATACTGCAGAAATATCTGATTCAGCAGTTACAGAGGCTAAACTTCACCCTCTTTCAGTAACTAGCGCAAAAATTGCAGATTCAGCAGTTACTTCTGCTAAGATTGCAAATCAAACAATCGTAAATGAAGATATTAGTTTAACTGCTGCAATAGCACAAACTAAAATTGCTGGTTTAGGAGATTCTCTAAACCTACTTGCTACAAAAGAAGGACCAACATTTACAGGTACAGTAGTACTTCCAGCCACAACATCGATTGGTAATCTTTCTTCAACAGAAATTGGATACCTAGATGGAATTACATCTTCTGTACAAACTCAAATTACAGCAGCTGGAACAGCACTAAATGACCATGCAATAGACACAACTAACATTCATGGAATTGCAGATACAGCAGCACTTGCAACAAAGTCTTATGCAGACGCAATTGGAACAACTGCAACCAACGCACTTGCTCTAAAGGCACCACTTGCATCACCAACATTTACTGGAACAGTAGCCTTGCCAGCAGTTGCTGCAGGCGGAGATATTCTTCCAACTCTAGATAATACATATAGCCTAGGATCTCCTAGTAAGATGTTTAAGGATATCTACGTAGGTCCAGGATCACTTTATGTTAATGGTCAGAAAGTTCTTCAAGATGAATCAGGAGCAATCGTTGTATCAGCTGATATAAACGAAAACCTAGGACTACGAACAAGCGGAAGCGGTAGTATCGAACTAGATCCAACAGGAACTGGTTCTGTTAATATCAAGGGACCTCTAGTAGTTGAAGCAGGAGCCAACTTCTCAAGCGCTGACGGAAACGGAATTGCATTTAGCAACGGTATCAAGTCTGACACAATAGTAAGCAAAACATTAAATACAGACTTATCTCTATCTGGAAACGGAACAGGAAAAGTTTACCTTAATGATAACGCAGAAGTAAATGGAAACCTTGTTGTTGGTGGAAACCTAACAGTAAGCGGAACAACTACAAGCGTTAACACAGAAACAATTTCTTTAGCCGATAATATTATCGACCTAAACAGCAACTTTACCACTGGTACTCCAACAGAGAACTCAGGAATAAGAGTTATTCGTGGAGATCAAAACGGTGTTCAGGTTCGCTGGAATGAATCTACTGATAAGTGGGAATTTACAAATGATGGAACAAATTATTCTTCAGTAGCAGGAATTGAGTCACCTACCTTTACAGGAACAGTGACAATCCCATCAGGTGCAAGCATTGCAGGATTTGCACCAATTGCTTCTCCAACATTTACTGGAGCAGTAACAGTTGCGGCATCTGGAGTAGTCTTTACAGACGGTACACAGACTAAGGCTGGCGTTCCTTCTATCACTAACATCCCAACTGCTTTAACAGAAGGAGCACAATCAATAGAAGCAGGACGGGCAGATCAGTTCATCCCACTAACTGGAGCAGTTGTAATTACTCTTCCAGCAACAGGATACTCAACTGGTCAATCAATCGACTTCTTCCAAGAATCAGGAACTGGAGCCTCATTTGCTTCAACTAACTCAGTGGTTGGAACACCAGGACTTAAGTTCAGAGCTACTTACTCAGTAGCAACAGCATTAAAAACATCAAGCGGATGGTTGGTCTTCGGAGACCTTTCAGCGTAATCGGATTAAGGGAGACTAATAATGTCAAAACAAGCAGGTAGAATGAGCCAGTCAGCAAATGACTTTCTGGCTCCATTAGCACCAACAATAAACTCAGTAACAGATATTGGAACTTCACGGGCCTATAATAATGGCGCAGTTACAGTAGCATTTACTCCTGACATAAACGGCGCTGCAGCAACATCTTATACAGTCACATCTTCTCCAGGAGGATTTACTGCATCAGGTGCCTCATCTCCTTTGACAGTCACTGGATTACAATCTGCAACCGAATACACATTTACGGCAACAGGAACAAATGCAGTAGGAGAAGGCCCAGCATCTGCTGCGTCCGCCTCCGTTACAGCTACAACTGTTCCAGACGCTCCAGTTAGCCCAACAGCTACTGCAGGAGTAAACCAGAATACAATTTCTTGGACAGCCCCATCAAATGGTGGAAAAGCAATCACTAAGTATTATGTAACTGGTAATGATGGATCAAGTAGAGACGATGTAACAGGATTATCTACAACAATTGATGACGCTGCTAATACATCACAGTATTATAACGTATATGCAGATAATGCAAATGGACGGTCAGCAATATCAGCTAATACAGCAACTGTTACTACTCAAGCACCATTTTTCCCACCATTCTTTCCACCGAGCTTCTTTGCTCCACCAGGGTTCTTTGCCCCACCGAGCTTCTTTGCTCCACCAGGGTTCTTTGCCCCACCGAGCTTCTTTGCTCCACCAGGGTTCTTTGCCCCACCAGGATTTAAAGGCAAGTGTCTTTCACCAGAATCTGTCATATTTACTACAAGTGGATGGATAAAGGCAAAGGATATTAAAGTTGGAGAAAACGTTCTTACTATTAGTGGCACCGACATTGATATTGAGTCAATAACTTCAAATAAAACATCTAAGCCACTGCCAGCAAATGTTGAGCTTTCAAGCTCAGAAGTTGTTTCAGTAGAAACAAAACTTTCAACATTAATTGGATTTAACTACAGAGGAAAAGACTACTCAGTCACTCAGCCAATCTTTGTAAAAACCCTAGAGGGAATTACATATAAGGATGCTGGAGAGATTGAACTAGGAGATATAATTCTAGGCGTTAGCCAAGAAGGATTAATATCTGAGGTCCCAGTAACTTCAATTGAAAAGGATGAAGAAGAATCAACTGTTTATGATGTTAGAACATCTCCACAGCCATGGTTTATCGTTAACTCCTTTATAGCAATAGCCTAAATAACTATAAAAAGAGGGGTGGCACAAGATGCCCCCCTCTTTTGCTATTGTCTTTGTAAATTGAAAATGATACAATGAAGTCATGACTACCACAAACAACCAATATGGATTTTCCTCAAAAGAAGAGCTATTCCCAGGAGTCTGGGTATATAGAGATGTAATTACAAAAGATCTAGATGTAATTAATAGACTTAATAAAATTGGCGAATCAGCCGTTCAAGATAAAGAGCCAAGGTTCGATTGGACATTCGGCTTTGTAGGGTATAACACAAAGCTTCCTTCATACAGAGATTGTGAAGATATTAAAATTGCAGAAATTACAAACCCATATACTCAAACTCAAAAATTAGTTGGAGACTTATGGTCAGATTTAAGAAAAGCCCAAGACTTTGCAGTACAGGATTACTGCTCAAAATATAGTGTAAAAATGAATTATTGGGAAGTTATGAATTGTATTCGATATGGTAAGGGGCAACACTTCCAAGAACATGCAGACCATGGATTTTCTTATAGCGCTACAGTTTCATTAGTAGCCTATGTTAACGATGATTATGCAGGCGGCAACCTATTCTTTCCAAAGCTAGGACTAGATATTAAACCTAGAGCTGGAGACCTTTATATTTTCCCATCAACATATTTGTTCTCTCACAGGGCAATGCCAGTAGAAGACGGAATGAAGTTTTCTATTGTAACAATGCTTGACTATAACGATCATGCACATAAAGAAGAATTTATTAACATGAGAGCTAAGTGGATAGAGCAAGATGCCTTAACTGGCAAAAATTCTTATGCATAAAATTAAGGCATATACAATAAGAGATGGATACGGAGAAGTTCTTCCTCTTTCAATTAAAAGAGATTGGATGGATAATACTTGGGAATCTCATGCATATAAATGTTTCCCAGTGGGTCTGACTAACCAGCTTGGCTGGGGAATATCTTTTCCAGAAGATATATCTTTTATATGGGATGGCATAACAGACAGTACTCCAGATCATGTTAAAATTTTATCTGGTGAAAAATATGCTTATTCTGGTAGAGCTAATGGAACAGTAAGTTTTAATACGGGCCTAATGTTTTCTACTGAAGAAAATTTAAGTCTCCTATCTATGCCAGTTCCAAATTTATTTATTGACGGTGCCGTGCCATTTACAACTCTAATAAGCACATCATTTTTTGGAGGAGAATTGCCATGTGCCTGGATGATAACCAAGCCAAACGAGGTTATTACGATAAAGGCGGGTACACCTATAATTGCAATATTGCCAATAGATCTAGAGAGCTTACAAAACTCAGAAATAAATTTTGATAGCGTAGAATCTTTGCCAGACCCCAAGTTTGATTCAACTGAATACTCTAATGTTATTTACGATTTAAATAGAAAAGCAATTTGGTCTAATTTTTATAGAGATGCAGTAGATCATTTAAAAAACAGTATAGGGAAACATCAAGTTAAAGCAATAAGACTAAAGGTAAATAATGAAAACAATACAAGTTTATAAAACAGGCGGTCCAGAAACAATTTTATCCCCACTTGAAACAGATAGAGAGTGGATGCATGAAAATAAATATGGCTATAATTGTTTTCCAATAACTCTTCCAAACAAAATGGGTTGGGCAATATCTTTTCCAAAAGATATATCTTTTATTTGGCATGGTAGCAATAAGCAAGGTCCTGATGGTGATATAGAAATTTTATCTGGAGAAGAACATTGTTATTTTGAAAGAGGCGGTGGAGTTATTGGATTTCCCACTAATCTAGTTTTTAAAACAGAAGAAGACTTAAGCATAGTAACGATGCCAGTTCCAAATCAATTTATAGATGGAGCTCAATGTTTTACATCAATTTTATCAAGTTCATTTTACACTGGGGCACTACATGTAGTTTGGAAAGTAACTTCTCCTAACAAAATTATAACAATAAAGGCTGGCACCCCTGTTGCAGCCGTACTGCCAATTTCACTAAAAGAGATAAATAATATAAAGGCAGTTATTTTAGAAGAATCAATTTCAGATACGGTTCATGATGGAGATTATGTTGATGCCATGACCAAATATGGAATGGATAATATGAGAACTTCAGATTGGTATAAAAAAGGAATAGATCATAAAGGTAATATAGTAGGAAAACATGAAATAACAAGCTTTAAATTTGAAGTAGAAGAAAGAAAATGATTATATGGTAAAATTAGATAAACAGCACTTTTTATGTATTATGAAGAGGAAATAAATGAAACCGTCAAATGCTTGGTCCCATGAACCACCAAAGTCTATAACTCCATCTGGATTTTTTGGAAATTCAATAGATAACATTGTTGAAATAAAAGATTTTTTAAGTTTAGATGAACGCAAACGTCTAATGGATTTTGCTCTGAATAATAAAATTTGGGATATAACTGAAACTCACAGAGATGCAGATGGATTAGTTTTGTATGATCACACTGTCTGGGAAGACAGAGTATGCACTTATAATTCTTTAATGGCTTCAGATCCTTCTATATTAGATTTGATTTATAGCATGATCAATAGATTAAAAATAGAAGTAGATGCATTTTTTAATGTTGATGCAAAAGAAACTGGACCCGCAATTGTTAAATGGCCCGTAGGAGCAAGACAAGAGCCACACGCAGATAAAGAATTCCATTCTGGTCCAGAAAAAGGAAGAGCTAATGATTTTCCCTGGTATGACCTAGCTGGACTATTTTATTTTAATGATGATTATGAAGGTGGAGAATTATATTTCCCCCAGCATGGAATTGAATTTCAGCCAGTTGCAGGAGCAGCATATTTTTTCCCAGGTGATATGTATTATACACACGGTGTCCGCCCAGTAAAATCTGGAAATAGATTTACATCGCCATTTTTTTGGACGATACAAAAACATACAGGAGAAAAACAGCCATGAGTAAATTAGAATATATAGAGCTTTATCCAAGAATTGATGTATACAGAAATGTGTTAGAAGACCCAGCACAGCTTTACGATGTAATGAATGCTTCAGAAAAAACATCAGAGGGTAAGTATATGTTAAAAACATGGGATCCGTGGGCACACTTTGGCACATACACACAGTCAAAACACATTACCCAAGTGCCAGCTGAAGTACAGTCAGAAGAAATGTTTATTAAAGAAAAAAAGTTTGTTGAAGATGTAGAGGCTGCATACAGCAAAGTTATAGTCGATTATGTTGAAAGACACAACATTGATTTACCAGAAGGATGGAGATTTAGCGGAGCTTCATATTCTAAATATCATGCAGGAACTGATAATTTAAATAACAATTTAACAATGCAATACCATACGGACCATATTACTTCACAAAAAGATATGCCTGGAGATAAGTTCTTTATTACTTGCACTATGTATATTAACGATGATTATGACGGCGGAGACATTGAGTTTTATGTTGACGGAACAGCAATTAACCATAAGCCAAAAGCTGGAGACATTCTTGTATTCCCTTCCACTGAACCATACTATCATGGAGTAAGAACAATTAACACAAATGAAAAGTTCTTTGTTAGAAATTTCATCATGACTCCACATAACGGAACAGAAGAATGGCTTGCAAACCAAAGAAAATTTGGTGCCTATAGATGGGCCAAGATGGAGCAAGAAAGAATAGACTATGAGGACAAGCGTAACATGCTTTATTTTGAGAATGGCAATCTAATTTCTTATGACGATCATATAAATAAGCAGTTTGGTAGTGAACAAAACTTAAACAACAAATACCCTGAAGGGATGATTTAATATGGAAAGAAACATGGTTATTACTAAGCACAAGCCAGATATCTTTGAGTATGAAAATTTTCTTACCCCAGAAGAATGCAAAGCTATTATAGAAGTATTGGCAATTAAAATGGAAAAAGATCAGCTAAGGTGGATGCCAATTTCATTTTATGAATCATATTCATCAGGGACACCAGAGCTAAATGATCCAGATACAATTGCTGCTGGTCTTCCAGGAGACTTTTTTAATGTTTTAGAGCAAAGAGTAATTGATGTTACCGCAGAAATGGCAGGCAAAGATCCAAAGCAGATGTCAAAAATTAGCTGGCATTCACAAAGATGGGCACCAGGAGCATTTGCAAATATGCATTCAGACAATACTTCTAGCGATGGAGTCTCAGGAGCATTTACTAGAAGTAGATACGCAACCTTTCTATATTTAAATGATGATTTTGAAGATGGAGTTCTAAACTTTAAACACGGTCTTACAATTGTTCCAAAAACTGGAACCCTAGTAACATTTGCTGGCGGATTTCATAACATGCATGAAGTAACCACAGTCAAGAAATCAATTCGATATACATTAGGATCATTTTGGGATGATAGAGAAGAGTCTGATTATCCTCAAGAAGTTAGAGATGCTTGGGCAGAAGAACTTGCAGCTGTAAGAGCAATTCAAAAAGAAGAAGCTGCTGAATGGGAAGATTATCGAAACAAGGGAGTTAGAATAACTCCTCAAGGAATAACATACCCAGCCTCTGAAGTGGAAAATTAATATGCAAAACGATGTAGAGTTTAAACAATTTGTTATGTTTGACCGTAAAGTCCTTGCGCCAGAAATATTGTATTGGGAAAATGCATTAAGTTTTCCAGAATATTTAGTTGGGTTTATTGACGATTTAGAAAACCATCCAGAATCTTATTCAAGAATATCAAAGTGGGAAGACTGGACAGCCAGCAACGATAAAAGTCTTGTATACGGAAAAACAAAAATTATTAATAAAAAAAATCTAAGGGTCTCTACGGGCTCAGATCCTGTAGACAAAAAAACATTATACGTTGCTAATAGCATCATGATGGCTTTTGAAATGTGCACAGACAGATACTTTTCTTCATATAACCTAGACAAGAATAAATACAATTTAAATCTTGACTCAGTAACCATTAAAGCGTGGAATCAGGGCCAGTCCATGGGACCACATTTTGACGGCCAAGACGGAAACAAAGACTTAGCATTTTCTTTGGTTACATATATAAACGACGATTATGAAGGCGGAGAAATTAGCTTCCCAAACCATAATGTTACAATAAAGCCAAAAGCAGGCAGCTTAATAATGTTTCCTTCACAAGAACCTTATATTCATGAGGTAAAGCCAATTACATCTGGAACAAGATATATGAGTCCAGCACATGTATATATTAAGTAGATAGGTGGTATAATAAAAAAATGAGCACAGGAGTAAATGGCTGGAGATTTCCAGACTATACAGACACCCCAGACGTCCCTAGAGACCTTGGAAACCTTGGCGCCGACATTGCAACCTTTATAGCCGCTAATCCAGGCCCACAGGGCCCTTCAGGCACGTTAGCGGTAGGCACAGTAACTACTGTTAGTGCGGCTACACCAGCATCAGTTGTTAATGTAGGAACTGCATCTAATGCTATATTAAATTTAACATTGCCAAGAGGTGTTGACGGAATTATTGGTGGTCCTGGCCCGTCTAATGTTTTAAATATTGGAACGGTTGTTCAGGGAGGTTCTGCTAGTGCAACAATAACTGGAACCAGCCCTTCACAAACATTAAATTTAGTTCTCCCTCAAGGTCCACAAGGCATACAAGGACCAGTAGGTCCACAAGGCCCAACAACAATAGCTGTTGGAACAACAACAACTGGCAATGCTGGAACAAATGCTTTGGTAACAAATACTGGAACAGCAGCAAATGCTATTTTTTCATTTACAATACCAAGAGGCGCAACTGGCGCAACTGGTGCAACTGGACCTCAAGGTATTCCTGGAGATAGCGCAACAATTGACCCAATTCCAACAACAATAAGTTTAAACATACCAACATCCTCTGGATACGGAGTAAACTCTAACTGGTATCCTTTTGCAAACAATCTTTATTCAATAGGTCAGCCAACAGATGTACCAAATGGAGTTTCATCAAATAGATTTTGGAAAACAATATACTCTAATACTGGAACCATTAATACCTCAGATGAAAGATTAAAAACTGATATTGCTATATCCCCACTTGGTCTTGACTTTATAAATAATTTAAATCCTGTAAAATATAAGTTTGTTGAAGGCGGCAAAGAAATTGTCGAAGGAGACATAGTTTCTATTCCTGGATCAAGAACACATTATGGACTTATTGCCCAAGAAGTAAAACAAGCCTTAGATGAATCTGGTGTCGGGGATTTTGCTGGTTGGGTAAAAATAGATATGTCACAAGAAGATTCTATGCAAGGCCTAAGATATGATCAGTTTATAGCACCATTAATTAAAGCGGTACAAGAGCTTACAGCGAGAGTCAAAGTCCTAGAAGAGCAGTAAGACATGTCATATAAATATACTGTCTTAAAAGATAATCCGCTTTCCTTTTTCTTACTAGATGAAGTTCGTTCTGGCACTGCTGGTGTATACAGCAACCTAACATCATTGTTTTCCACATACGCAGATTTAAGAGATAACGGAATTTCATATGCAGCCGTAAGCGGATTGCCCATAAAAGATTATTCTGGTAATGCAATGGAAGGCTATGCACTAGATGCTTCTTCTATGGAGGTCCTTCCTATAGTTGGTGCAGGAGTTAGAGGAACAGAAATTAATGAAAATGTAGACTTGTCTTTAAAAGCTTTAGGAATTGCTACATCTAAAAACCCAGATAACCCATTTGCGTTTGAGATTTGGTTCAGTCCAGATGTATCTGACAACCAAGAATATTTAATTCTTGGTGATGCAACAAATAATATAGGTTTGTTTTATAAGAATGAAAATGTAATATTTAAATGCACAGCACAAGAAACAGTGTGGTATAAAGTAACTAAAACCCAAGTAATGCATATAGTAGGTATATTTTCTAAAGACAAGATGTCTTTGTATATAAATGGATCACTGGTTTCTGAAAAAATTGTTACATCAGGATTTAAATTTACTAATACATCAATGGCTATTAAGATTGGTCCAGCAAATGTTGGCAAAAGATTTATGGTAGATTCGGCAGCAATTTATAATTACGAAATTGAAGATACAAAGATTTTATCTCATTATTTGGTTGGATATAAAGAAACTAAATACTCACAAATTGTTTATTCTAAAAATGGAATACTATTTTCACTAAATTCTGTATTTTTAAAACCAACAGTATCTTACAGATATCCTGGATCTAAATCTTTAGACACTATAGTTTCGGGAGATGCATATTATAATCCAAATTATAAAAGAATAGAGTTTGCTAAAACCGTATTGCCAGAAACAAAAACTTTTGTATTTGAAGAAAGACTTTATGTACCAACTCCAGACGACATTGTTTCTTCTAGAATATCCTATGGTCAAGATGTAAATAATATTTTAGTAGAAGCCAGGGTTCCAGGACAACCGTGGGTAGCATGTAAAAATAATTCTGTTCTGCCATATTATAACAAGAATGAAAATTTGGCAGGGCCAATACTAGACATACGTGTTACTATGTCTACACTTGACTCGTCTTTTGACCTGCCTTATTTTGATAAATTAGAAATTGATTTATATTCAAATAAAGATTTTTATTCTGACAATGGCGGTGGCAAGGCATACTCAGACTACGACTATTCGCTTGGGTATTATAATTACCCAGTAAGAATGCAAAACAAATATAATGGTTTGTCTATGACTTCAGGACATGGATTCTCAGTAGATCTTCCAATACAGCCGAGAACCATTGAAATGTTTTTTACTCCAAGGGAAGGCAAGAATGTTTTATTCTCATCAAATGCTGCTTCTTTTAGCTGGACTAATGCGGGGGTAATCACAAAGAGCGGAATTACTGCAATATACGTTAATGGAATAAATAGGACTACATCCACAAATGTATCTGAATTCTTTTTAAGCGGATTATCACATCACATATTAATCGTCCTAAGCGCAACTGCCACAAACATTAAATTAAATCAAAATCAAAGTGGGTCAGAATATGGTGGATCTAATACCTATAGCAATTTAGCATTTTATGAAACCCCATTTACCGCTCCAGAAGCCCTAAAGAATTATAAGCTATATTGCTCAGAAAATTCATTTACCATAGAAGACCCAGGCATAACTTTCTCAGAAAGTGCTACTGGCTTAGACAACACAGCCTATTTCACAAGATCTTTTGACATTTAGCCTGCAATATTTTTAAAATATTGTCACAGATTAGGACAGAAGATGGACTTTTGTTGAGAATAATGGTAAACTGGTTAACATATGGAAATCTTAAATCAAAAAAGTCAAGTTGTTGAAGAGACACGCCTAGGCATATACGTATGGGAAATGCCAGATGGTCGATGGATTGGCGATGATGATGGAAATTTCCTTTCTATAACATCAACCAAAGGCAATAGATCTAAAATTGCCGCACTCGCAGATTCTGTTAGACATTATGGAATTAGCGAAGGCCAGCCTAAATTTCTTTCAGGCAGAAGAAAAATTGATGATGAAGAATTTGAGCATCAAAACGAAAGACTTAAATGGGGCCTTACTCCAGATCCATTAGATATTGGAGAATATAAAGATTCAATGTTAAGAGGGGGAGCTGTAAGATGACACAATTTTTAGAAGACGGACCAGAAGATACATACGAGGTATCTGTTAAAAATAGTTCAGACCTATTCTCATTTAAGAAAGAAAAAGAACACGTAGACCCATTTGCAATTGGTATTGATGACCTTAAAAAAGTAAGAGGCCTTGGAACAAACTTTAAAAGAAAAGTAAATAGAGATTTTGCAAAATCATTTACTGGTAAAGATGGAGCAGCAACACAACAAAATCTATTGCAATCAGCAGTTACTGGTTATGCAATGTTCGACCTTGTACAACCAGTATATAATCTAGAATATCTTTCTCAAATATATGAAGTTTCAACATACAACTATGCAGCTATTAATGCTAAGGTGGCAAATATTGTTGGTCTTGGATATTCTTTTATGGAGACAAGAAAAACGAATGATGCCATTGATGCAATAACAGATGATAAGCAATTAGATAGAGCTCGTAGAAAACTAAATAAATTAAAACAAGATCTTCAAGACTGGCTAGATGCAACAAATGAGGAAGATACATTTACCGAAACATTAATAAAGGCGTATACAGACCTAGAAGCAACTGGTAACGGCTACCTCGAAATTGGTAGAACTACAGGCGGAGACATTGGTTATATTGGCCATATACCAGCAAAAACTATGCGTGTAAGAAGACTTAGAGATGGATTTATGCAATTGCTTTATGGAAAAGCTGTATTCTTTAGAAACTTTGGAGATACAGAAACTATTAATCCAATTGGCGATTCAGAGGATAGACCAAACGAAATCATTCATTTAAAGAAATATACCCCAATGAATAATTACTACGGTATTCCAGATATTGTAGCAGCCCAGATGTCACTTGCGGGAAATGAATTTGCTGGCAGATACAACCTTGACTACTTTGAAAACAAAGCGGTACCAAGATATATTATTACAGTTAAGGGAGCAAAGCTTTCTCCAGAGTCAGAAAGGAAATTGCTTGAATTCTTCCAGGTTGGATTAAAGGGTAAAAACCACAGATCACTATATATCCCCCTACCAGCCGACACTCAAGACAATAAGGTTGAATTTAAAATGGAACCAGTTGAAGCTGGTGCCCAAGAGTCTTCATTTAATATTTATAGACAGTCAAATAGAGATGAAATTTTATTGGCACACAGAGTCCCAATTAATAAAATTGGTGTTCCAGAAGGCGTATCTTTGGCAAACGCTAGAGATGCAGATAAAACATTTAAAGAGCAGGTTTGCCGTCCAGCTCAAATGAGACTTGAAAAAAGAATTAATTCAATAATTGAAGAAAAAACAGATGCATTAAAAATTAAATTCGAAGAGTTGACTTTGACTGATGAAGATACCCAGTCTCAAATAGACGAAAGATATTTAAGAATGCAGGTAATTACTCCTAATGAAGTTAGAATTAGAAAAGGAATGATTCCTGTTGACGGCGGAGACGAAATGGTTGAATTAAAGCCACAGCAAGCAGCTGATCAAAAGGCAACTGCTGGCAAAACTAGGGCTAGGGATTCAGAAAGATCTGCCGCATCTTCCGATAAAGTCGGAGAAGGCAGAAATGCAAAGGGTGACGGAAAAAGGGTTGACTAACCCTAATCAACTGCTATTTGCTTTATAGTAGATAAACCATTAAAATTAAGCATATGAACATTGAAAAAGCCCAGTGGTCGACCAATGGCCAAAACATTCATTTGTCTGTCCCATTCACAAAAGTGAATAGGGAGACAAGAACTGTTTCTGGATTCGCTACACTAGACAATGTAG